CCGAGATCTACACTTCTAGCTTCGTCGGCAGCGTCAGATGTGTATAAGAGACAGGTATAGGTTCCTCCTATGATCGCATCGATGTCTTCTTTCGTACCTGTTTCAAAAATGCTGCCCTGCTCATCTTCATCCACATAAGTCTCCTCAATGATCCTGTCAATATCCACATCTGTTGCCACATGATACAGGTCTTTTAAGAGTTGCTGAATCTCCAATAACAATTTTCCGTTTTCTGTGGAATCAAGTACATCCTTGATATTCTTAAATTCCTCGGTAATTTCCTGTATTGCAGCCTGCACAGCTGTTACGGCTTCTGAAGTCTTTGCCTTTGCATCGTCTCCTTGGGTCTTCGCATAGCTCCCCTGCTCCTTTGCATAGTCTCCCTGTGCTTTCGCATATTCTCCCTGCTCAACTGTATGATCCAGCTTTTTCATTGCCTCAATGCAGACTAGTTCGGCAATGTCTGCATAAGTCCTTCGGACATCCTCCCCATAATATGCTTGGCGAAATTCCTGTATCAGTCCTCTTATCTTCTCTTCCAATGTCATCTCATTTCTGTGCCTCCTTCCGGTTTTTCTAACTTATCCAGCCGTTCCAAAACTTTTGCCAACCTATTTTCAATATCAGCTATACTTTCTCTCAAAACTCCCGTATCCTCTTCAAATTGCGTAAGTTTGCCTTTTATCTCATCTATATCTGTTTTTGTCTCCCCAGTCCCTAATTCGATTGTCTGGACTTTTTCATCCACCTTTTTCAGATAGCTGTCTGTACTTTCCACCTTTTGCGAGAGTTCTTTTATGCCACCTTTAATCACTTCAACAGATTCATTTTTACTCGCTTGCCCCTCTACCTGCCTCTGTAATGCTGCCTGTTTTTCTGTTAATGCAGTCACACTGTCTCCAAGATTGATCTTGTCCTTTGACGGATCTAAAATGTCATACTCCCTTTTCGATACAAGCATATATTTATCAAGTCCGTGCGGTTTCGATACGGTATGAACCATGTCTCCAAGCTTTATCCGGTCAATATCCACATCTGCAAGGTGCAGATCTATTGCAGTAAGTTCTATGGTTGCGGTCAGGTTCCTTGCATTCTTTAAAAATTCCTCTCCTTTTGTTTTCAGATTCGCCGGTACTGTCACATCCTCAAACACTTCTGTCCGCGTGATTCTTCCATAGAGCGTAATTGCTTCTTTGTCCTCAATATAATCTTTTCCATTGTTTACCGACGCAATGGTAAGTCTCCCTCCACCCTGCTCTTCGTCCAAAGATTTGCCAAGCGGAATAAGTACCGTTGCAATCTCTGCCGCGCTTATATACTCCGTCAAATCCAGTATGTTTTCTCCAAACCGGATTGTCTGTAGGGATGTGCGGTCATAGCTTTCTAAGTAGTCCAGATACCGGATACCTTTTTGCTTGCGGATACGCAAATATCCACCATTGCTGGCAACCAGCTTGTCGAGAATCGTATTTAAAGTATCCGTATACTGATTATCTTCCCTTGCATCGTAATTCATCGTTTTTTTCTCTACGATTCCAAGAGTAAACCGTTTCTCCTCCTCCACTTGGCTGTTGTGCTGGGTAATCTTATCCTGTAGATAACTTTCTGGGGTCAGGTCATGGTATTCCTTCGGACGCTGGATACTATCTAGCATATAGGCAAGCGTTCCTTCGCACGTATACGTCACACATCCGTACATGTCCGTCTCGGAATCCGTAACCCTTCCCTCAAATAAGGATTCTTCGCCCTCGAATACTTCTATCTTGGAAATCATCTTCCGTATCTTTCCCACCATCGGATGCGGGGGCGGAAGGGAAAACACAAATTCCCCAGTCTTATTTAGCCCAACCCTTACTTTTCCTGACAGTATAGCCAATTCTTCGTCTCTTGGGTCGTACAACAATTCCCCATCACAATAAATCCTGTACATTATAAACTCGCCCCCCTGTAGTCCACACTGACTGTTCCTTTTCCTTGAAATGTCAGGATATGTTCCCCTGCCCCCAACTGCAAATCCATTACTTTACTTTTCCCCTTTGGGAGCGTGTAAGAAATGCTGTGGTATTCCAAAACCATGCTTTCAGAGCACTCAAAAACCGGGACAACCTTTTTCCGCCGCCCCGGTATCATAAGTACCATTGTTCCATTTACTTCCAAATCTCTATAATCGCGTATAATTCCATCCTCAAAACAGAAAGTGTCCCACACCCACGGTTCCAAGCTTCCGTAACGCTCATATTTGTATGGTTCTGCATCAAACGAGATCGTCACTCCGTTAATCAGAGCATTTTCTTTTACAATCTCACAAGCACCTCTACCAAGATAATAAAATCCTTTATCCGTGTCCAATATAATTTTTCTCTTCTGCCCCTGTATGTAATTCGCAATTTCCGACTTCAATGAATGCCATTTATATATATCGGATTTCATTACGAATGTAATGGATATGGGTCTATTCTTATACCGGATATCTCCATACAGGAAATCCGTCAGGTCAAGAGCACCATCCCGTCCGTCTATGTCTATCACCTTTGTTTGCGCCTCTGGTTCCCCAATGGAAAGATCTGTCCATAGCAATCCCCAATCTTTTTCTGTGTGACGCTCTCCAATAAGAACTCCTGCCATTATATACTGTTCCTCCTTCTTGAAACTCCTTTTCTGCCTAATCCGGTATCCATAAGTGGCAATAATTCACTTGCCACGGTCTTTCCATTTAAAGTGCTTGTATGCTGCACTGTAACATTTCCCATAGCCTCGCAGATTCCTTGGATCAGCCGGTCATAATCGATTGGTGTTGTAGTGGTATTCGCATTTGCTCTTGCAGATTCTTTCGCATATTTCATAGAAATATCATGTGGAATAACCTGGGTTCCATTCGGTAGATATGTAAGCTCTCCCCTTCCGCCTTCATTCATTCGCGCAAATCCACCTTGCCAGTCCTCTGTACCATGTAGCAAATATGGAATCGTACCAATATTCACTCCCGGTATTTTATTAATCAAACCGATTGCTGCATTAATCCCGCCAATCACTCCATTTACAAATCCTTTTACTTGTGACACCAATGCATCAACAGCCGAAGCAACACCGCTAAAAACACCGGATACAAACGATGTAAGCCCATTCCAAGCACTTTTTATTCCATTGAACACTCCTGTAATGTACCCGCCTACTTTATCCATAATAGAAGATACAATTGAGTAAACAGAATTAAATACATTCCCCACCGTTCCCGCTATCGTCGCTATCACACTCGACGCCACATTAATTGCATTTGATATTACTTTTGATATATTTGCGAAAATGTTCTGTACAAATGAAAATGCAGTGGAAAACGTACTGATAATAACATCTAACACACCGCTCACCGCTCCTATTATTTTTCCAATAATAGAAATAATGGAAGCAATAATACTAGCTACAAAAGTCACAATCGGTGAAATCACCGATATAATCGTTGAAATAATACCGCCAATAAATGATACAATCGGTGAAATAGCCGAAATAATAGAGGCTATCACACTGATTACAACAGAAACAATGGATACCACCACAGATATAATATTTGTCAGCACCGGAACAATTGCTTGAATAACAGACATTACTACATTCATAATCGCAATCACTGCCGGCATTGCAGCCGTTACAATATTCATAATTACTTTAAGCACGGTCTGTATAATATTAATCACACTTGTTAAAAGCGGTACTAACGCACCGGACAATTGAGAAATCATCGGTCCAACAGACGCAACTACATTTCCGATTAAAGATGCTATCTGTACCAAAAATGGAGCAACTTGATTTAGCAAATTCACGACAATCGGCAATGCCATAGTCAGTACATCAATCACACTTCCAATTAACTGCGAACCAACCGTTACGATATCCCCAATTACTGGAGCCAAATTCGCCATCAAAGACTGAAAAGCCGGAAGCAACGAAGAAACGATTCCCCCTATCGTTGTACCAAGCGTCGTAAATACCGGAACCAAACTACTTCCTATCGTTGATACCAGACTAACAATCTGAGATCCAAAATTTTGAAATAACAAAAGTAACATTTTAATATGCGGTGCAATCAAACCAATCACCGTAGAAAATACATTTCCGAATCCCCGTATCCCTGATAAGCTTCCTAAAAATCCCTCCGAAAGTCCTGAAAAAAATCCAGATAGTGCATCTGATAGCACCCCTACTATTGTTTTTATTGTTGAAAACATACTTTGAAACGCTGGAAGGAAAGATTTTGCACCTTCAATAAATCCCTGAAATAAAGTTTCTGCCACAGGCCTAATTGCTTGTATAGCACTTTGTATTTTATCTCTCACAAAATCCCATATCGCAGCCACCATATTTCGAAATGTTTCATTTGTATTTATCAAATATACAATCCCTGCTGCCAATGCTGCAATTGCCGTTATGGCAATTGTTACCGGTGCTCCAATCATACCTATAACACCGGCTATTTTCCCGATACTACTTATAAGCGTACCAATGATTACTAAAGCCGGTCCTGCTACCGCTGCAACCGCTGCTATCTTTAATGCAATCTGCTGCACCTGTGGACTTGCATTTGCAAATGCATCTACCATTTCCGTTGCTTTCTGCACAAGCGGTGTCAACGTTGGAAGTAAATGTTGTCCAAGTGCAATATTCAGGTTATCTACTGCCCCTTGGAAAGTTCTCAAACTATTTGCCGTACCATCCGAAGTCCTCGCATAGTCCCCCTGTGCATTTGCCGCCATTTCCATAACATAATTATAGCGGAGCTGTACTTTTTCTGCCTGAGACATTTCTTTATATACTTTTCCTGTTCTAGAAGCAAATTCTTCAAGATTTGTCTCCGTCATCACAATGCCAAGTTGTTTCAGGCTTTCCGTTTCTCCGGTAAACACCCCGGCAAGGGCGGTCATAGCCTGATCTACACCTATATTCTTAAAAGACGCCAAATCACCAGCTAACCCCGCAAGAGCTGTTGACATGTTTGCGGCTTCCGGTTGCGCCAATCCCATCGAGGTTGCCATATCTCCAAATAAAGCAGTTGCCTCCAACGCCTGATTTTTTGAAAGTCCAAACTGCTTTGTTGCATTTTCCGCCCACGACGTAACTGCTTCTGAAGATTCCCCAAATGCAACATCCACTTTATTGAGATTTTCATCAAAATCAGAGGCAGCGTTCACCATACTTTTCGCAGCCAGCGCAATTGGGGTTGATATTCCTAGAGATAACTTGGCACCAAACCCAGACAGTGAACTCCCTATACTATCTAGTTTAGACGAAATGCTCTTCATTCTTGTTTCAAACCTATCCGCTGCTTTCTGAGCAGTCGAAAATGCTTTTTCAAATCCGCTACTATCACCTGTAATTTTGGCACTCAATGTATAGTCTGCCATTTCACACCTCCTCGTTATAACGGAAAACCATTTGCACGGTAGATTTCATCCACCCATGACAAACCTTCCTTCTGTTCTACCTCTTTGATAACTTTCATATTTTCGCTAATAACTTCTATATCTGCACGCTTCATTTTTACTTTTTTCCATAGTTTCAACGCACGTTTGTTTTTCTTCCGATTCACGTTATAAGTAGCGGTAAACACCGCATTATACACGTGATAAGAATCCGACACTGTTTTGTTCTCCCATGCCTTATAAATGAAAAGCCTTTCACGTGGGGTGAGTTCCTCGTAATCTGATTTGGAATAGCCAAAATTGACCGCAAAAAAAGCGAAGTCTATCTCTTTCTGATAGGGCTCCGCCATGCGATCATATTCTTCGTCCTGTTCTGCCGAGAAATACTCATACTCAATCAGGCGCTTTGGAAGAAAAAAGGGCAGTCTCTCTGTAAGCTTTCAAGCACTTCGCCACAGACTTTCTCGTATCCGCTCGATTCGATTAATTCCTCGCAAATTTCAATTCCTTCTTTCGGTTTTACAAAGATGTCTGCTCCCTCTTCTTTCAGACCATATGCAAAATATGTCTTAAGAGACGCTATTCCAAGATATCCTCTTGTTCTCTGTAGTTCTGCCATTGTCGGCATGTTTGTAGATGCCTCAATCATTTCAATTCTTTTTAAATTATATTTTAATACATATTTCTTTCCATTCACTTCTATCATCTGTTACCTCCTACGCCTTCGCTGTTACTGTTGCTACTCCTGCTTTCAATGCTTTCCCGCTTTTATCACATTCTATAATCATAATCTGATCTCCTGTAGTGGCAGCGAGAGATTCAAGACCATTCCATGCAGTTTCCGTAATGATTTCACCATACCCCGGATATAGCAAAGGAGCTTTTCCTGTCTTGTAAAAATACTTATTTTCCCCTGTTTTTACTGGATTGACATATACATTTGTTTTTCCAGATGCATCCGCTCCTGCAACAGATACCACCGTTAATGGAGCAAGTGCCGAACCACCTTCCGGCATAGTATCTGGTTTTACCGGATTTTTTGCAAGATCTACAAGCGGTCCCATTCCTTCAAGTGACAAGCTGTATGTCATAGCATCATCATACGGTGCTTCTAACGGATAGTCCGTGATTACCGCAAGTCCTCCAAACATCCCTTTTTTCGTTTTTCCATTGATAACTTTTAAACAAATCGGATCACTATTCTCAAACGCTTGTGATAGTAATCCATGTGATTCATCTCCTGGTACATAAAGACCATCATTGTCAATGCTCCACTCTTTCATCCCAGCAATTTTAGATTTCCAGCCTCCTAATGTATCTTTTGATGTGATCTCGATACTATCAGCACTTCTGTTAATAGTAAGCCCCTGCTGCCCGCTGATCGCAAGCAGTTTCGTTCCATCCGCATTGTAAATTGCAAGCAGTATATCTTTTCCAGCTACTGCCTTTGCAGATGAACTTGTAAAATCACAATACGCATTGTCATCATAAGCAAATAATTGTAATCTGTTAAATTTCTTATTTTTCATATTCCGCCTCCTAAATTTTGCATTTAAACCCATAGCACACCATAAACTCATAGGCAAGTACAGCATGCTTTTCTTTTGTTTCATCTTTCTTTATTGTCTGAATCCCATTATTGGTCTGCATAATAAGTTCAAACTCTTCCGGAAGAACAATGTCCTCTGTAAGCGCTTCTTCCAGTTTCTGTATCAATTTATAAATTTGCACGGATGATTCACCTGGTTCTGCAATCACATGGATCCATACTGTGAAGACATCTCTCCACATGGTCTTTGTATGTGCCGGACGCTTACCAACCACTTCCGCATAATAAAACGGACTTTTCGCATTCAACGGAACCGTATCGTGACATTTTATATCCGTCTGTTCTTCTACTTTTCTTTGAATTGCTGATATCAAATCAACCAGACCAAGTTGTTTATATGCCATACCTACTCCTTCCTGATTGCATTCAACAAATCTTGATAATATATAAACGCCTGTGTATCCACATTTTTCTTTAAAAACCGTTGTCCTGGGACCCATCTGCCATCAACTGTCCTGTGTCCATATTCTACATGTGGCGCATACTCTTCTGTATATCCCATCTCATCTCCATAAGTTCCAGATGATGCACGGAGTTCTCCTGTGTCCACGGGTGTCCCACCATTTCGTGCGGTATTCAGCATTTGTGTTACGTTTTTCTTTACTACCGCATTAAAACGGGTTTCATTCATGCTTCGAAGTCTCTTTGCAAGAACATCTAGTTCCTGTTTGTTTAAACTTACTTCGATACCTTTCATTTTCTACTCCTTATACACTGTAACCTGCAGCATCGTATACCTTGGCGAAAGATCTATTTTGTTTTTGATCTCCTGAACTTTACCATCAAATACAACTCTGTCGCATTTTGGGAATTGCGAAAACGGTACAGGAATCAAAAGGCGTTGTTCATTTCTTGTTACATCTCTTCCGAGTAAAACAATTTCTTCATCCGTCCACGGTGTTACTCTTGCAGATGTTCTTTGTATGTTGACATACTCATATACCGGGTTTTTTAATTCATCCTCTCCAATCTTTCTTTTTTCTTGGAGTGTGCAAGGTTTCCATATCATAGAAACCTCACCACCTTCCCATTTCCCCTGTTGTTTGCCTTTTGTTCCCTGTATCTTGTAATCTCGTCAGAATATTCATTCAAAATATCGTCCACAAAGGAAGTTGTAATGTTTGCTGCTCCTTCTGAGGAGATCCCTTCATAATAAGTCCGCCGATACATTTTCACTACCGCATCAGCACAGATAGATTCAAATAATTTAGGCAAACTATTTTCTCCAAGTCGAAGGCACAGCCTATCGGAAACAGTCAGCACATACTCTTTCAGCATGTCATGATTTTCGTTCTCCTCACCTTCCGGAATTCTCACTAATACCCGATCTATCAGTTCCATATGAATTCCTCCTACTCAAATGTCGCCTTTTCAAAATTAAATGTAACAACTTCTGCTCCATCAACCTCAATTGTCCATTTATCATTTTTCTGTGGGATGCGAAGCACAATCTCCGGGTCAAATGCCATGTTTTCTTTCCCTTCTCCTGCAACTCCATTTTTCTTCAAAGTCATTTTCTTTCCGGTCTTAGTAAGTCTAAACGGAAAGTAATGTCCGTTTTGCTCTTCTGACCTGCTTGAAAATTGTGTATATCCAGTTACCTTCTTAAACACACCTGTTACGCTGCCATCTGCAAATACACACAATTCCTCACCAACCATTTCAGAAACCCTCTTACCTAATAAGTCCTGACCTGCCGGAAACAAAGTCATAATGTCAGGACTAATTACCCCTGTGAGACTACAACCACATCACCTTTAGCTACTGCCTTGTAGTTCTGATCTGCTTCTACAATCGTGAGATGTTCTCCATTTACTGCTTCAATCTCCGATTTGCCATCCCATTTTTTCCAACTCTTTACATCCATTCCATAAGTAACATTCTCTGCACTTCCACTCTTTGTTTTGTACTTGAATACATTATTAATTGAGGAAATCTGAGGAGATACCTTCACAATTGTTTTCCCATCTTCACTTCCCTCCTCCGATTTTACCGTAAGATTACCAAGAGTCTGAGTATCTGATTCACCCACTGCGATATAAGCAATAGCATCCAAATACTCCGCAAATAAACGTACCCCCATAATGGCAAACATATCTGAAATCGCTCTCTCGTATGTTCCCTGTGCATGGAATCCAATAAATCCAGTCTCTGAATCCGTTGTATACGCAAGCCCTGCTTTTACAAACTCAGAATCTGCCGGGTCTACGTAATATGCGATTAAGTTGTTCAGAGGTGTGGCAATTACCGTGTTTTCTGGAATCTGTGAAGAAACAAATAAAATATCTGCTCCTAAAAAGTTCTTGATGTAATTCATTCCAAATGCAGTCTGCATTGTAATTTCTGCCGCTCCAACATACTTATATACATCCAGCGTATTTACCCACACCGCAACACCCGTGGCTGTCCGTTTCATCTTTTCGAATTTGTCTTTGACTCTTCCGATTGACATTGCAATCGCCATCTGCCACGTTGCTTCATGCCCAACCAAAGCCCCCATCTTAAGCTGAGTATAGAATTTGTTTAAGATAACGTTCTGCAGATCCGCTTTAAATTCTGCATCTGTCATCTCAACTGCTGCATCGTACCCTTTTTCCGAAATGGCTTCCAAAGAAACGCCTTTTCTGTATTTTTCAATTTTAATCGTATCAAACGGAGTTTCTTCCACGTGATACTGAGACATTGGAATTTCTTCTCCTTCTCCAATATCTCCAGACTGTAATGTCCCGCTTGCTTTTTTTGTTTTCAGTACGGTTCCATTTGCCTTTTTAATCATTCTTGTGATGCCCATAATGTCCAGTAATGCTTTCATATTTTTCCCAAAGCTCGTTACGAAATCAATTTCTCTCGCCCGCACTTGAATTTGAGCCTGGCCTGTCATATTATCCGGTGCCGCAAACACCTGTAACTTCATTCTTCTGTTTCTGTTCATAATTTCTACTCTCCTTTACTGAAATAACTCAATGTTTTCTGCAATCAGCCTTTGTCTCTCTGATGGATTCTTAATCTCCATAATCTGCTGTTTTGTCATCGTTCCTTTTCCACCAGTAGAGGTCTTTGGTGGATTTCCTTTTAACGCCTCTTTGACTGCTGCCTGCACAGCATCTTTATAAAGCTTCACAAATGACTCAACTGCAGCCTTTGTTCCTTCCGCATCATCTGACACCAAATGAGAAAGAAGTTCGTCCGGAATATTGATTTCCTGTTCTGATAACATTTTTCTTGCGGTCTTTGACATTTCTGAGATAGCATTCTGCTTTTTCAAACTCTCAAGTTCTCTTTCGAGCTTCTTTGCCCTGTATTCCGCCTTTTCTTCTTTCGTCATTTGGGCGAGTTTCTCGGCTTCTGTCAGTTTATCATCTGTCATTGCCTTCCATTTCTGTTGGGCATTAGATACTGCGGTCTGCGTCGCTTTCTGCACTCTTCTATCAAATTCCGCCTGATTTCCTTCTTGTTTCAAAAATTCATCGAATGATAATGGCTGATTGCCCTCTCCTTTTCCTGTCGTATTTGTGCCGGTTCCGTCTCCGTCTGCTCCATCGCCACCGTCTCCGTCTCCATCTGCAAATAACTGTAGGTTTGCCATTGGAATATTCCAACTAGCCAAATAATACTTTTTTCTTTTCATTTTCAACTTCCTTTCCGCTCCGTTCCATTCAATTAAGACCAGACCGTTGCTTCGAATCGTAGTTTTACGAGATTTCGCTCACATTTGGTTACCATATCCGTACATTCTCCGGAAACTCATCTGCAATCAAACACATGCCAATGAAAAAGGAATCTACCAAAGTTTTTGATTTCTCTGATAAATTCCCATACCTTATATCTGCTCTGCCTGGAGATATCTCGTATTCTATTTCATCTTCCGTCAAATCCTCAATAGATTTGATAAGTGTCTGTACAAGAGCCGTTACGCCAGCACACACAATATCTTTTCCCCACTCCGCATATCTAGCATGCCCTTCTACTGTCAAGCCATCCTGCGTGACATGTATTTCAATCACTTAGCGTCACCTCCCCTGAATCCGCAAACAATTGCGGGTTATCCAGTTGTAACATGTACAGCGCATTTCCGAGTTTCTCAACCTGCTTTTCTTCCAGCTCAATATTGTACATTTCATCAAGTGCATGTAGCAATTCATGTACCAATGTCGATTTCTTCTGTCCGGCTGATGCATCAGCGTTTAAAATAATCTTCTCCTCAAGATACTGAATCTGACCATACAAATCGCCATTCTCATTATGTAAATTTGATTGTTCCTCTACTGCATATTCTTTGTACAAAACTTTTACTTCCTTTGGAATCACCATATCTTTACACCTTCCCTTTCTTAAAAATGTGTATAAAAATACCACAGGTCATAAAGGTCTGTGGCATCTACATATTCATATTTCTCAACCAAATTGCTACTTTCTTAACATCAATCGCCCCTGTTCGGTTCATATATACTGTTTCTCCGTCCAAAAGGACTACAGTCGGCAATTTCTCCACATGATACTTATCTGCCATAAACGGCTCATTCTGTACGTCTACACGTTGTATCAATTCACTCCTAACTTCCTGCTCAATTGGGGTAATGAACTTTTTCTCATAAAATATACATGGCGGACACCATGTAGCATGAAAAAATAATAACTTCCTCATCTGTTCCTCCTAAAATACAGATATAATAAAACCACTATATCATTTTGGGCTGATAACATCCTGAATACTATTTTTTGTGAGTACCAGAATCTACCTCATTCCCTTCAAATTTTATTCCGTTATTGCATTCTTTTTTATTATCCTCCCATAACTTCTCGTTTGGTATTTTATTAGGAAACGCTTTACAAGTATAAGTTTCCTCATTGAACCATTTGCAAAACTCGCACTTAGGTAAAGTCAACATTATTTTTTCCACCTCTCTATATAACTACGAACCAAGATTTCTGCAGAAATTGGTATTTTCTCTCCATTCCTATATCGGACAAACGCTTCTGCCAAAGATTCTGCCCCATTTTTTGTCCTATCAGCATACTCTGAAATTCCGGCTATAAACTGTTTTTCAATAATTTTCTTTTTAGTTTTATATTCTTTCTCCGTAACACAATCTTGGTAAGTCATAATATGTGCCATCTCATGTGCGATATAATCTTCAATACTTTTTCCTGCAAACACACCGTTTTTATATCTTATAGCCATGCTTCGTGTAACTTTATTGTAAGCTGCATTTGCATTAATCACAAGTCCAAATTTTATTTTACCCGAATCATCTAGATATGTTCCTGCTGCAAAAATATCGCCTTTCCCCATAGCTCCTATCTCAATTGTAGTCAAAGATATTCTATATTCTTCCTGCAATTTGTTTATAGCATATTCAATTTCCTTTTTTATTTTTTGAGTCATTCCATCTAATTTATAGATGTCATCCGGTACGGAAATCTTCATCTGTTCCGCTCTCAACTTCCCTACAATTGTTTCGGATTGCCCATTCTTGTGGCGTTTCTCATAGTCATCCATCCAAGCATCCCAATCATCAACCTCTATCGTAAATGTACATCTACACCAGCTATGAAACGGTGGAAAGTTAACTCCAGATTGTCTGTCTTTAATGTCATATGTCTGTCCTGCTGCCGCCCTACAGATTCCGCATACCTTTCCATCTCCCACTGTAGAAATACGATATTGTTCAAAGTCTTCCTCAAACGGCTGCATCGAACTTTCTGCCTTTACATAAGTTCCTTCTGTATAGATCAGGCGATACGCATCGTTCCTGCTTACATTCATAAATCTTTTTCTAAGTTCTCTTGTAAGCCTTGCATAAGAATCCCCCCTTGTCATTCCCTGAGCAATATCTGTATTCAAATAATTAGCCAGTTTCTCTGTATTTTCCCAAATCCGCTGACTGAAATTCTTCCCATTGCACCACGGAACATTTACAAATAATTTCGTAATGTTCGGATTATTGACATAGAAATTCTTTCCAAAACCAAGTATCTCTGCTGCTGTGTTCACCCCACGCATTGCCTGTATTTCAAGATGCTTCCTAATCTCTTCCTGATTCACAGCTCCTATCTTTAACTGCTGCATCCTTATGGAATACTGTAACCCTTCCAGCCTGTTTAGTTTATAAATACTCTCACGAATCGGGAGAAGATAATCATACTGTGGATATTTCTCTGCAAACTCATTCATCTTTTCCATCAATAATCGTTTATCTTCCAGCGGAAGTTCTTCCATCAGTTTTCTGTATTGGATAACGCCTTCCGTACTATATTTCTGATAATATGCAGCAATCTCTTTTTCCAGTCTTGCATATTCTGAATCATAAAAGGACGAGAGCCGTTTTTTTAACTTTTCCTCGTCCTTTTCTAGCTGTTCATTTAATTGTTTCTGTCTTTTCTGCCAATAGTTCATCTATAATTCCCCATTTAATATTGACCTTGCTTCTTCCTTACTAATCCCAATCGCTGTTGATATCAGGTTGACTGCCTGTCCTTCCGTAAGGCTACCTGCACTGAACTGGGACATGATTGCGATCAAGCTCTGTGTCTGTGCTCCATTAAGCGCCTTTCCCTGTACCTCTATTGCTCCCCCCCAATATCTCCGGCTGAATCATCATCCGTAGTCCTGTTTGTCGGATAGTCTGTTGCATATCCAATCTTATCCTGCTCCTCGGCTATCCGGTCCATCTCTTCCTTCACGTTATCTACAACTGATAATACTTTCAATTGTGTCTCCTGCGACGTGATTCCGGCGAGATTACCAGCAATTTGCGATTCTTCCAGCAAGTTCGCCGGAAAATTCATTGTGAACTGATATTTTAGTTTTACCCAGTCATCTTTTTTCATATTCGATACCGGATTGCTGAATATCAGCATATATCTTCTATTCATTCCGCTTGCAAATTTTCGCTCTTTTGTTTTTGCAAGATTACTCATTGCCAACAACTTATACTTCAATGCAATTCCAGAAGAAGTACCAAAATTCTCATCGGATATATTGGCCACCATACTGATCTGAAATATCAGTCTTTCCAATCGATTAATCAGGTTCTCCTGCGTTGTATCTCCGTCCGGCTTATCCATGAAGTCCGCAACTACTCTTTCAGCATCTCCAATCAAATTGATAACCCGGTTATCTCTTATAAATTTCAAATCATCTTCTTCTAAATCCGCTCCAAGTATCTTTAAGTAGGCATCTGCAAAATAATCAACATCATTTGCTTTTTCGCTGATCGCTTTATTATATGCATCAATCATTGTAATAACCGGTTCAAAAATTCCTTGTTCCTCTGCATTTTCCCGAAACTCCGTTGCCGGCACTCCATCAAAACCATGTACCTTTTCTTCAAGAAATTGTATTTTCCCTTTCTGAACAAAGTATCTAACACACTTATCATCTGATACACTTCCATGAAGAACATTATTTGAGTCCATGTATATTCGCACAAAATATCTTGGACGTTCCAAAACCGAATCATCATAAATCATGAATGCGCCCATCGGATTCAGATAGGTGATTCCGATATTCCCTTTCTCATCCACATAGTACATTTCGTATCCTTTTCCATATATGCTGCATATTTTTGATAATTCTGCATTATTGTCATCTTGATCATTATATTGATCCAAAAATTCCACGAACTCACTAACGTGATTATCATCACATGTAATTTTAATAGGATTTCCAAGAAAGAACCCATTCATGGTATCCACAATGTATTTTGCAAAATTAACTGCAATACGATTGTCCGGTTTCCATTTTGGTTTTGGCGGATTATAAAATATTGGATAGTCCGTCCTATACGCATTGCTCAATGGTTCATATCGAAAAATAGTTTCTGCTGCATGTCTGTCCAAAAACTTCCCGAGCTCCTTTTCATCTAGTTCTCTTTCATCTTCCAACCTAAACATTAAATCCCTCCTATCGCTTTTCTTCCCACTTTCGCCCTCTTATCAAGGTTTCTTAATAAACTTGCGGCTGAATCCGGGCTGTCGTCATGCTCTGCAAATTCTGAATAGTCCAAAATTTCATTAATGTACTCCGGATCAGTCCTTTCGAGCCAAACAACTTTCCCCCAGTTCCTCCGAAGGTGTGTAGAAATTTTTATGAATTTATTCATTGTCTCACTGTACGAATTAACATGATATCCCAACCCCCGGAGTTCTTTTGCAAGATACCCTTTGTCTGCATTCTTCTCACATGAAATTGAGCCAGCCTGTAATTGTCTGTGATAAATTCCTATTTCTTCAAGACAGTCATCTACATGCCTGTTCCATCGCTTGCCAAATCCAATAATCCTTCCGTCTGCAAGCTGATTGAAAATGGTGTATGCTGTACCATCTTCTCCGTCATAAGCTGCATCAATATGTGCCATTCCTCCGTATATTAGCCTTTCATCATTTGTAAATTGCGGATTCTGGAACATTGCATCTTTATCTGCGATATGTTTCAGCTCATAATTTGCGGAAAACAGGCTGTCTGACATAGAGTTTCTAAGGGCTTCGAGTTTATCCCTTGGTATGAGACCTGTCGAATAACAATCATACCGTTTTACATTCGGCATGATGGAAATCGCATCTTCTTTGTGCCACGGTGTTCCGGTATTAATAAAACGTCCATGTCTATTACAGATGTTTTGTAGTTCCATGTACTGCACCTTTGTTCTCTCGCGTTCTGCTCTGCTGATTCTGTCTTTTAAATTAACAATATCATCTGTAACGACTATATCCGCATGTTTACCTGTAATGGATGTTCCAATACCAAGTCCAAGTATCTGACTGACTCCTTTTGTGAATGTGCAGAGGTTTGTATGGATTTCTGCATTGTTCGATTTCAAAAAATGAATATAACAGCCATACAAAGCATATGTGATCGACTGCATAACATCTGATGACAATATTTTTTGCGCCTGAACCATCACTTCTACGACATCCGTATCAGTTTTTCTGAAAAACATAACATTTTCATTTGGTCGTTCCACCGTATGTAATGCAAGAAACAACGATAAATCCGTCGTCTTATAACTGCCCCTGTGAGCAAGCAGCGTCTGGTCTTTCTTTTCATACAAAAATGACCGAAGCCACTCATTGTGTAGCCTGGTCAAATCCTTAAACCCTAACCAATGTCCTATCTTATAAGGCGTTTCCGTCAGTAGTGTTATCGCCTGTTGCTTTGTAATTCCCAAAATATTCTTCCATTTCTCTCACAGTGTCTGATGCAGGTGTCACCTTCATGTCCAATTTATCATTCCACATACCTAAATGACGTCCTAACATTTCCAACGCCTTTTCTTTATCATTCAATTTGATTTCAATTCCATTAGCTCCCTCTTTGATTCCTGCGATTGCTCCTATCTGCTCTTCTGACAGTTCTGTAGTTGGCTTCACCATAACCACGCTATTTGTACCATCAACTTTAATTTCTACATAATCCGTTGCCCTTGCAAAAGCAATCGAAGCCAACTCTTGCAGTACCATGTCCTGAGTAATCTCTGTTCGTTTTTGCCGTTCCTGCATTCGATCCGAAATATATTCTGCAACCTTAGTATTTCTTAGCAACTTACTTCCATTAACTGCTGCCACTTCATCTTTCTTTACAGACGGATATGCCACTCGGTAAGCCCGTGTGGCATTTAGATCAATCAAGTATTCATCTGCAAATATTTTCTGTTTTTCTGTCATAGGACCCACCACCTTCCAATCTATCAATTTCTATCTCTGGATACAACAGGAATCGAACCTGTGACATATTCACTACGAATGAAGTGCTCTACCACTGAGCTATGTATCCATATTTGGGTATTAGAAAAGACGCCCTAATGGACGCCTTACATTTGTCTCATCTTCACATCAACTGCCTCTTTCCTGACATTGTGATGCTGGTTCTGATTCTCCGGCTTTACCTTCTCAGTAATGCTGTTGAATTCTTCATTGCTTTTCTTTCTGTTTAACTTTTCCTGGTCCTTCTTATCCATTTCCTCACCTCGGATATAGTATGTGAGGAATGAGAGGTTTTATGTATTGGAAGGAATCACAGCGGGTACGTTTAAAAATTTCCACTTCCTTGTGCTACAACACACATCGTAAAAATAACAATTGGAACTAAAACTAATACTACATACCATATATTTTGGCATATTATCTTCCCCTCTTCTAACCAAACATTAATCTCGCTGATATAATTATTAACAATTTGTTTTTGTTTTTTATCTTCTTCCCCTGAAATATTTGTATTAGTTTCCATTTGCTTTTCTTGCTTTTCTTTCTTTTCTTTCTTTTTTTTCTTTTTTTTTCTTTGTTATCCAACTTATTCCAAATTCATTGCATAAATGTTTTACGGTAATAAAAAAATCAACGTCTGATCTTCTTTCTGTATTATCAGTTATTTTATTATATTCATCTACACATTTCTCTAATTCGCTAGTTTCCAAATTACGCTTAATTGTTTTTAATTTATTTAGCGATTCTTCAATGCGAGATATTCTTATTGAATAATTAGCACTATTATTTATTATAGAATACGCTAAAACAATGATAGACAATATAACCCCAAAATACTCAGAAACTTTTAGATTAAAATACTCTGGAAAATATTTTCCCGTTAACGTATTTACAATCAAAAAAATACTATAATAAATTAATACAAAATTTGACATCTTTTGGCTTTTATCTAATCGCTTTATCATATTTGCATAATTACTTTGTGTCGTATCAATTATGTTTTTCCACTTTGCCTTATCATATTTAGGAACTTCATTTTTTTCTTGCTCTTTTAATGAGTTGTTACATTTTTTCTTCTTGCTTTTCATTTTATTCTCCTTTACTTCCATTTTCTAAATTATTTACATGGGAAGTATACGTCAACTTTTTACATTTTTCAACAAAAAGCACCCTATATTTCTATATGGTGCTTTTCCAGATACGTATAAGAAGAATTTTGTCAGGAGAAATCAACCGATTCCCCGAGCCGATTGCTGTTCGCCTATTGGCTCTATTGTTATTATACATGTGATTCGTGTGAATTGTGTGAAACATCTAATATTTTATCAATCTTTCTGCTAATGCTGCTTCTTTCAAAACCAAGTTTCTCTGCTACCTTTTCTTGATTCATTCTTTTTTCTCCATGTATGTAATACAAATGCAGTATTCTTCTATCTTCACTTCTTTCAATATTGCTTATAAAATCCTCAATCTCCTCATTTTCCTTTTCGAGATACGTTTTTCTACGCAAATCCCGGTTCTGCAGTCTTTCATACTTTTTCTGATCAAACCCGACGACTGATTGTGGCATCGGATAGCCTTTACTGTAATCGAATACAACATCATTCCCTATCATACTGTCGCTCTTCCAACGATTATTCAGCATCCAGTCCAGTTCTCTTATTTCCTGGCGATTGCTCCTGTACGATGCTAACCGCTCCTTTGTCATTTCCACCTGCACCACCTCCCTTAAGTCTTTCCTCATAAAAATCCGCCACACTACTATACCTGTCTCTTATACACATCTCCGAGCCCACGAGACCGTACTAGATATCGTATGCCGTCTTC